CACTTCTTTTCATAAACATAACCAAAAAAGGCAATACCATTTAACATAATATGGCTAAACGAGGTCGTCAATCTGCTGCATCAATAACGATGAGCAGGGGGATAGGTTTATCCGTTGAAAACAGATTGCCAGCGCCATTAAGTTTATCTGATGCTGAAATCGCAGTATGGAATGAAGTGGTAGGCGACCAACCAGCAAGCGCATTCACAGCTACTCATGCACCTATTCTGGAAATGTATTGCCGACACGTTGTAAACAATCGCGTGTTAGCTGATGAGCTTCTTAATTTTGATCGTTCATGGCTTGCTGATGACGAAGGCTTAAAGCGTTACGACAAGCTACTGGCAATGAGTGAGCGTGAAAGCCGTGCGGCTTCATCATTGGCTACAAGGTTACGCATTACACGCCAGGCTATTGACCAACAGACAGTAGCACGTTCACTAAACAATCAAGCAAGAACTAAAAAGCCGTGGGAACTTGCGACCATAGAGCATGACGAGTAGGCAATTAACGCGAGGTGAGCGTAACTGTTTATGGATTGAAGCTCATTGCAGAATACCAGAGGGTAAGTTTGTAGGTCAGCCGGTCAAGCTATTAGAGTTTCAGCGCGAGATCATTAAAGGGATTTACGATAGTCCAACCAGACGCGCCATTATTTCATTTGGTCGAAAAAATGCTAAGACTACATTAAGCGCATTTTTACTGTTGCTTCACCTATGCGGTACAGAGGCAAAAGCTAACAGTCAGCTATACAGCGCAGCACAAAGCCGTGAACAGGCAGCAATTTTATTCTCACTAGCGGCAAAGATTGTCAGGTTATCGCCTGAATTATCTGATTATGTAGGCATACGCGATACAGCAAAGCAGCTTTACTGCCAAGAATTAGGAACTTTATACCGTGCATTGTCAGCCGAAGCCTCAACAGCTTACGGCCTTAGTCCTGTTTTCACAGTACATGATGAGCTTGGACAGGTTCGCGGTTCACGTTCGGAGCTATACGAAGCACTAGAAACAGCATCGGCAGCACAGGAACAGCCACTATCAATCGTGATTAGTACGCAAGCGGCAAAGCCTGATGACCTATTGTCTATCCTTATTGATGACTGTATCGCGGCTAGTGACCCATTGCAGAAGCTTTGGCTATATACCTCACCACTTGAGTTAGAGCCATTTAGCGAAGAAGCAATCAGGGCGGCTAATCCTGCTTTTGATTACTTCATGAATAAAGATGAAGTGCTATCCCAGGCTAACAATGCAAAGCGTATGCCTAGCAGCGAATCATCGTACCGAAACCTAATACTTAATCAGCGCGTAGAAGCAGTTAATCCATTCGTATCACGTAGCACATGGCTAGAGAATGGTGAGCAGCCAGAAGAACTAGAAGGCTTGCGCGTATGGGGTGGGCTTGACCTTTCCAGCGTATCAGATTTAACCGCATTGGTGCTAGTCAGTGAACATGGTGATGTGCATTCTCGTTTCTGGCTGCCTCAAGATGGCTTAGTCGAGAAATCGCGCAGTGATCGAGTGCCATACGATATATGGGAAAGTGAAGGTTATCTACTCACGACACCCGGGCGCAGTATTGAGTATGACTTTATCGCACATGAACTGCGTGATCTGTTTGATATGTGTGATGTGCAGTCAATCGCATTCGACAGATACAACATGAAATTTCTTAAGCCTTGCTTAGAGCGCGCAGGGTTCAGCGAAGAAGAACTAGAAAAGTTTGTTGAGTTTGGGCAGGGCTTCGTGTCTATGTCACCAGCTATTCGAGAGCTTGAATCAAAGTTATTACAGAAACAACTTAAGCACGGCAATCATCCAGTATTAACAATGTGTGCGGCAAACGCGATAACGGTCAATGACCCTGCTGGAAATCGTAAATTTACTAAACAGAAATCAACAGGAAGGATTGACGGTATGCAAGCACTAGCGCAAGCAGTTGGCATCATGCCGCAATTGACCGAGGCTGGCGACTTTGACGGCTTTCTAATGAATCCAGTGGCGGTCTAATGAGCTTATTTACAACAATTACAAGCTGGCTTTTTGATGGATTGCAGCGTCAGCAAGGCATTCAATACACAGCACCAGCGACTTATGCCGAAAGCGCAGCGAGTACAGTCACGTTTGACAGCGCATTACAGCTATCAGGCGTATGGTCATGCGTTAAATTGATATCTGAAACAGTGGCAAGTCTGCCATTAACCATATACGAAAACACAGAATCAGGCAGAAAGAAGGCTGATTTAATACCGCTTGCCACATTATTTAACGGCAAAGTAAACAGATACCAAAATAAAGTAGAGTTTTTCGAGACTGTACTGCTTAACCTGATTATTCACGGCAACTCATACTGCATCATTCAAAAATCAGCAGGGCGCATTATTGGTCTATTGCCAATCATGGCTTCACAGGTTCAAACGGTACTTTTACCTGATGGCACAGTAGTACATGAGTATTACTACGATGGCGGTGTTAAAGTTTACGCACAGGAATCTATCTGGCACTTAAAAATGATGGGTAACGGCATTGTTGGCCTTAGTCCATTAGCTTATCAGCGCAATACATTAGGCATTGCACAGGCAGCCGAGAGCGCAGTAACCAAGATTTACCGCAATGGTGCTAAACCAAGTGGCGTATTGAGCATTGATCGCGTACTGACAACCGCACAGCGTGACGCTATTCGTGCCAATTTCAGCACATTAGTTACTACCAATGATGAGCGGTTACTGGTTTTAGAGGGCGGCATGAAGTTTGACGCTATCTCTTTAAGCCCTGCCGACATTGAATTGCTGGCCTCGCGTCAGTTTCAGCTATCAGAAATATGCCGTTGGTATGGTGTACCTAGCGTTATGGTGAACGATACAAGCTCAACAACAGTTTGGGGTTCAGGCATTGAGCAGATTGTGGCTGGATTCTACAAAGTAACCTTACGCCCGATACTTGAAAAGATTGAGCAGTCAATGGTAGTCAGTTTGCTTGGTGATACTACTGGCAAGTACGAAGTTGAGTTTAACTTTGAAGGTTTACTACGTGCAGATCAGAAATCACGCTTTGATGGCTACCGTGTAGGTATTCAGGGCGGAATATTGACACCAAATGAAGCTAGAAACATGGAAGGTCTACCAGTAATGGATGGCGGTGATGAGCTATTCATGCAGTCTGCTACCTTGCCTATCTCAAAACTAGGCCAAAGCACTACGAATAATGCCAATACACAAGGATTAGGCAATGACAATATTACATAAAAATATCAATTTAACCGATGTTCAGGTGAAGCTTGACCCAGTAGGCGGCATGAAGTTTAGCGGATATGCCTCAAAGTTTAACGACATTGACAGCTATAACGACACGATAGCACCAGGCGCATACGCAAAAACCTTGCAGGATCGCAAGCGTCCTGTGCGTATGCGATGGGCACATTGGGGCGATGTAATTGGCAAATGGGTAACGCTCAAAGAAGATGATTATGGCCTGTATGTAGAAGGCGAACTAACACCTAACCACTCTAAAGCACAAGACGTTTATGCCTTGCTGAAACATGGTGCAATTGATGGCCTCTCTATTGGCTTTTATCTGCGTGACTATGAAACCCGCTCTGATGGTGTACGTGTGATTAAAGAAGCCGAGCTAGTCGAGATTAGCGTGGTTGAAGACCCCGCTGACTTAGGTGCAAAAATCGGTGATGTTAAATCTGCACTGAATGAAATGAAAACATTAAAAGAAATCGAAACCTTACTGCGTGATGCTGGCGGGTTCAGTCGGAATGATGCTACTGCGCTAGTCAGTCGCATTAAATCCTTGTGTCAGAGTGATTCTGATGCAGAACAAAAGAGATTAGAAGCCGTTAAACAAATGTTTGAGCGCTTCAAAACCTCATAACCCTAGCATCAAAACAACAAGCCGCTTAATTGCGGCTTTTTTTACGCCTAAAGGATATGAAAATGGATGATTTAAACGTAGTAATCGAAGCTGGCTTCAAGTCAGTACAAGATAAAGTAGGCGCAGAACTTAAAACTGCGATGGAAAAATACGAAGGCCAACTTAAAGACGCTGGTTCAGTAGCTAATGAAGCAAAATCTGCCGTTGTTGCTCTTTCAGAAGAATACAAATCAATTTCTGCATCAATCGCTGATTTAGCACAAAAACAATCTGCTGGCTTTGAAAAAGGCGACAAGCACATCATGACTGCTGGTGAAGAATTCATCAAGTCTGATGCTTTCGCTGCATTGCTTAAAGGTGATCGTGACAAAGTACGTGTTGAAGTTAAAAACACTGTTACTTCTGATTCAACAACTGTATTCCCAGACCAGCGCCCAGGCGTTATTGCTGGTAACTTTGCCCCATTAACAATCCGTGATTTATTCCGCGCTATTCCTGTATCTACCAACATGGTAAACAGCTTACGCGAACTGGCATGGACAAACTCTGCGGCAGAAGTTTCACAAGGCGCGGCCAAGAATGAATCTGATTTGACATTTGAACAGTACAACGTGCCAATCACTACCGTTGCTCACTGGATTAAAGTGTCTAAACAGTTGATGGAAGATGCGCCAGCTATCATGGCTTACATTGATACCCGTGTGCGTGATGGTTTAGCACAGCGCATTGATGCACAGTTGTTGAATGGTAACGGCACAAGCCCTAACTTGTCAGGTCTGACAGATTCAGGCAACTTCACTGCTTACACACCTACATCTGATGACTTGCTGGTAGATGCTATCAATCGCGCTAAATACGCATTGTGGGCTATTGGTCGTATGCCAGACACAGTGATTGTAAACCCTGCTACATGGGGCGCAATGGAGCGTACCCGCGAAGGTGCTGGCACAGGTCAGTACTTGTATGGCGCACCTGGCACTATCGCTGGTTCAAATCCATTCGGTTTACGTGTAGTACTGTCAAACAATATGCCAGCAGCTAAATTCTTGGTTGGCGCATTGGATAGCTCTACTGTGCTGTATAACCGCACTGGTGCAGTTGTTGAAGCTGGCTATGTAGGTAGTGACTTCACCAACAATTTAATCACGCTCCGTTGTGAAGAAAGATTGGGACTTGGTGTTGAGCGCGCGAGCGGCATTTTATATGGTGATTTTACTGCGTAGTAGTTAAGTTTTATAAGAGGCTGGCTTCTGCTGGCCTCATTTAATTTTATGATTGGATAATACAATGGCACAAACTACTATTTTAGCGGCTGGAACTAGTGCTGCTGTATCTTCAAATGTTGTAGTTACATCAGGAAATGTTGTATCAATTGGTATTTTTGCAGATACACCTATCCCTGCTGGCGTAGTTTTGTATGTTAAGCAAGATACACCTTCAGCAAGTGATAATGTAGTTGCAAAGTTAAGTAATAATTTTAGAGCAATTTCTATATCATCACCCGGAACATACCGAGTAAGTAGAAATAACATATTGGCGCAAGGGGTTTCTGTTGGCGCATATTTAGAGAATTAATGATGATTGCTAAACTAATAGCAAGATTAATTAATAAAAATGTTGCTAACAATATATTTTCAAATGAGAATTTAAATTCTATATTGTCGCTATTCTCCGCAGGCGAACAAGGCGCATGGTATGACCCGTCTGACTTTTCTACTATGTTTCAAGATGCGGCAGGCACTATTCCTGTTACTGCGGTAGGGCAGGCGGTTGGTAGGATATTAGACAAATCAGGCCGTGGCAATCACGCCACGCAAACTACATCTACAAAACGCCCTGTATTACAGCAGGGTGCTAACGGCAAGTATTATCTGCTATTCGATGGCATTGATGACGCATTGCAGACTGCTAGTGTTAATTTTACTGGTACTGACAAGGTTACATTATGGGCGGGGGTTAGTAAGTTAAGTGATGCAGCACGCGGCATGATTGTTGAATTTGGGAATGTACAACTTAACTCTTTTAGACTTAACTCTTCAATTTCAAATGTAACCGCTGGAGCTGCTTACCGATTTGACACTTCAGGAAGCATTGAAGCTTTCAGCAGCACTAACACAATTTATCCTGCACCAATAACCAATACGGTGACTGGCATAGGTGATATTTTAAACAACATTTGCACTATAAAAGTCAATAACGTTAATTCTGATTTTTTGAAATCAGGCAGCACTGGAACAGGCAACTATGGCAACTATCCACTATTCATAGGTTCTCGTGGCGCCACTTCTCTACCATTCAACGGCAGACTATACAGCCTGATTATAAGAGGCGCACAGTCAACAGCTACGCAAATCAGTAATACTGAAGCGTATGTTAATAGTCGCACGGGAGCATATTAATTATGGACATATTTAAAACTCTTATAGTGCAAGCCAACCAAGTAGAGTTGGCGCGAGAGGTTGGGGCTTCGTATGGGGCTGGTGGTGAGGGGATGTTTGTAACTCCGCTATCAGCTAACGGACAATATCCTTCTACGCATTACATCTCATCTGGGTTAATTCCAGAGGAGTTAGATGCTTTACTGGCGACTATTCCTGATATTGATATATCGGATGATGATGCTTTCACGGCAATGGCTAGGCTAGGGTTGCAGATTGTGAATTTAGAAGTTTCAGAATAAATATATAAAACAGATAAGCCCCTTAGTTGGGGCTTTTTTTATTGGATAAAACAATGAAAATCGTAATCACTTCAAAGAAGCCGATTAATGACGATGTTAAAGGCCGTTTAGCTAATAACACCGTGATTGATTTGCCAGATCATAAAGCCATGTTCTATATCGAGCGTGGCGAGGCAGTACGCTACGAAACAAAGGTTCTGCAAGATAACCCACTAAAGATAGATGGCGGGGCGGCACAGTCGTCTGCCTCGCCTCTGGTGGAAGCCTTACAAAGCAAGACGTTAAAATCGTCAGGCAATGGAGAGAAAAAGACACAGGGCAGAAAAAAGCGGTAATCGTTGCAAACACTACATTCAAATTGGCTCTCTGGGCTGATGCAATGTACAGCATGGATAAGGACTGGTGGACTATTTACGGTGATGAAGTCGTGAAAGACTTTATCGGTGCTAGATACTCAAACAATCCAGTGAAACAAGCACAACACTTAGCCAACTTTGAACACTTCGGCAATAGCGGTGCAGCTTGCATTAGTTTAGCTATATCAGGCGGTGCTAGTAGGGTGGTTTTACTTGGCTATGACTGCCAAGTGACTAACGGCTTGAAGCATTGGCATGGTGACCATCCAAAAGGGCTTGGTAATGCTGGAATGATACATAAATGGCATAAGAGATTCGCAGAAATCGCGCAAAGATGGCCTGATTTGGTCGTAAATGCTACGCGCGAAACTGCTTTAACTTGCTTTGAAAGAGTAAAACTAGAAGATGAACTTAACTGATTGGATTAACTATGTTTAATTTCTTTAAGAAAAAAGAAATGCCAAAAAGTGAAAATTTAATAGAGATCAATCTAGGTGAAAATGACTTTATCATATTTTCTACTGAGAAAGTTTTAACACCGCAACAAAGAGAAAATATGAAAGCATCATGGGATAAATTTTTATCAAATAAAGATAATAAATTTATGGTGCTTGAGGGTGGCATTAAATTTACGGTAGTTCATCGTAAATGAAATTACCAATTAACAGCGTAAGAGGCAGAATCAGAGCGTTTATTGAGGCTCATGCGGATAAGCTAGGTAATGACGTACTAGAAATCGGCTCACGTATGACTAATCCGCATACATGGTGGATAGTCAACCGCGACCTAGCTAAAGGCCAGTGGACAGGCTGCGATATGCAAGAAGGTCAAGGCGTTGATGTAGTTGCTGATATACACAATCCGCCTAGTAACTGGCAAGGCAGATTTACAGGTATTTTGTGCAGTGAAGTCATGGAGCATATTGCAAGACCACACATTGCACTACCAAAGATTAGAGAGCTGCTTAAACCTGATGGATTCATCATCATTACAACACTATTTGCATTCCCAGAACATGGTTTTCCTGATGACTATTTCAGATACAGCCGTAGTGGTTTGAAATTGCTGCTTGAAGATGCTGGATTTGTTGATGTTGAAACATTCTATGCTGGTGAAGTAGTGCTAAAACTTAACGACCATGGTGAAGCTAACGACTGTACACGAACTTTACCGATGCACACGTTCGCAATAGCGAGAACCCCATGCTAGTAGAAAAGCAAACAATATTTACAGTTGAAAATACACCACCATTTACTAAAGTTTTTTGTGATGGTGAAGAAATACAACGTGTATTTTATGCAAATACAAGGCGAGGATATTGCAAGCGTTATAAAGAAGATTCAATAGAAGTTGAAAGAGTATTTGGTGTTATAACAGTGGAATTTCCAAAATGCTAACACTACTCACAGCGACAGGGTGCAGGCCTAAAGCATGGGCAATCTGCGAAAAGCTCATGCTGGCACAGAATTATGATGGCGCGGTGCGTTGGGTGATTGTAGATGATGGCGAAGAAATGCAACCAATCACGTTTAAACGCGATAACTGGACGCTGGACATAGTAAGACCTAACCATAGATGGAAAGAAGGCTTAAACACGCAAGCCGATAATCTATTAGCAGGGTTAAGTGTTATTTCTAATGATGAAAGATTAGTAATTATTGAAGATGATGACAACTACGCACCTGATTGGCTAACAGTCGTGGATAAGCACCTGGATAATGCTGAATTAGTCGGTGAAATACTCGCACGTTACTACAACATTGCGACAAAGACAGGTAGACAGTTGCAAAACACGCAACACGCTAGTTTATGCGCTACTGCTATGCGTGATGGCGCTATAGAAACATTCAGAAATCTGTGCGTACCTAATACCAAGTTTATTGATATTAACTTATGGAAAAACCATAAAAACAAACTGCTATTTACTGGAAATCGCGTGGTAGGTATCAAAGGATTTGAAGGCAGGGCTGGCATCGGCATGGGTCATAAGCCTGATTTTAACGGCATCAAAGACAAAGACGGTTCACTACTAAAAGAGTGGATTGGCGAAAGCATAAAACATTACGGGGTTAATCAATGAGTACAGCGACATTAGCAATGGTAAAAGCAGATTTGCGCGTCACTGGCACTGATGATGATGTGTTAATTCAGTTATTGATTGACGCTGCCGAAGATGAATGTTTGCAGTTTTTAGGTGTATCTGAATTGCCGACAGAGGTTGGTTCAAGTGAGCCGCCATTAAAAGGCAGTGTATATGCTGCTGTATTCCTATTGGTACGCGCTAAGTATGATTCTGCTACCCCTGATGAAATTAAAGGTATTCGACAATGTGCAGAAATGTTGCTTATGCCATACCGCGATAATTTAGGAATGTAAATGTTAGCACCTAAATTAAGACACACGGTTGACATTGAACAATACACCAGCGTCATTGATTCTAACTTTGGCGGTGAAACACAATCATGGACTGTGTTCGCTGATAACGTAAAAGCTGAAATTCTATCCGTGTCAGGTCGTGAGTTTTTCGCGGCACAGGAACAGCAGAACGGTGTGAACTACAAGATCACGATTCGTTATAGGGCTGGCATCTTACCTAAAATGCGAATCAATCATGGCGGCATTATCTACAACATTATTGCGCCGTTACCTGATAGCACTGGCAAACGATACATCACATTCATGGCAGAGCTAGGGGTTAATAATGGCTGATGTTGAATTTACAGTTACAGGATTAGCCGAGCTTTCAAAGAAGTTAAAAGAAATGCCAATTAAACTGGCTAAGAACGGATTACGTGCGGCTGTCAATGCTGGTGCAGAGGTCATTAGAAAAGATGCTGTGACGCGCGTTCCTGTGCTTACTGGCAGACTAAAGAAAGCGATCTATAAAAAGCAAATACGCGAACTATCAAATAATGTGCAACAAACGTTTTTTGTTGGTGCTAGGAACGGCAAGAAGTACAAAAAAGCTGATAAAGATGCTTATTACTGGCGCTTTTTAGAGTTCGGTACATCAAAGCTACCAGCAAGGCCGTTTTTACGCCCTGCATTTGACACTAAAAAATCGCAAGCAGTTGACGCTATGGCTAAAAAACTCAAAGAACGCATAGACAAATACGCAGGTGAAAAATGATTGAATCATCTATATATACCGCGATTAAAACACTTGCAAGCGGTCGAGTTTATCCGATTGTGTTACCAGATACCGCAACACTGCCAGCAATCATCTATCAGCGCATATCTAGCGTACCTGTTACATCATTAGATGGCGATACAGGACTAGACAGCGTAAGAATACAAATCAGCGTATGGTCAAATACATACAAAGAAGCAAAAGAATTGTCAGCAACAGTTAGAACGACACTCAATGCAAGCGCATTAAAGATTGTCACCGAAAATGATACTGATGATTACGAGCCTGAAACTAAACGGTTCAGAGTTATAACTGACTATGTAGTCTGGCAACGATAGCAAGCAATAAATTTACAAGCACCTTCGGGTGCTTTTTTCATTTCTAGAAAGGACTTTTCATGTCTAGTAACGCATTAGAATCACAAGGTATGTTGTTAAAAATCGGTAACGGGTTGAGTTCAGAAACATTCGCAACAATCCAAGAAATCAAAACATTCAGCGGCCCTGGCGGTTCAGCTACTGTTATCGATGTTTCAGATTTATCCAGCCTCGCGCGTGAAAAACGCATGGGCTTGAATGATGAAGGCCAATTGAGCTTTACCATCAATTACATCCCTACAAACACACAGCACGCTTTACTGCGTACACAACGTGCAAGCCGTGAATTGACATCATTCCAATTGATTTTCACTGATACAGGGTTAACTACATGGGATTTCAGCGCGTATGTAAACGGCTTTAGTGTATCAGGTGCGGTTGATGGCGTGGTAGAGGCTCAAGTAACGCTTGAGATTAGTGGCGTAATTACCGAGACACCATAAATGGCAATCTTAACCAAAGCACAGATTCTAGCGGCAAATGATGTTAAGCGCGTAAAACTTGAAGTGCCAGAGTGGGGCGGTGAGGTTTATATCAGCACCATGACAGGCACAGCGCGAGATGAGTTTGAAACTGGCATTCTTTCTAACGCTAAAGGCGGCAAGGTAGGAAACGCACGGGCAAGACTAGCGGCAGCAACCATTACTGATGAAGCTGGAAATTTGCTTTTTAGTGCTGATGACATTGATGCGCTAGGCCTTAAATCACAGTTGGCACTTGATCGCGTTGTATCTGAATCACAAAAGTTAAACAAATTAACCAATGACGATTTAGAGCAAGCCGAAAAAAACTAAACAGCCGGCCTGAAAGGATTTTCTATTTTAGGCTGGCTGAAAAGTTAGGCAAAACAGTCAAGCAGTTACTCAATGAGATTGACAGTGCAGAGCTTACGGAATGGATGGCACTAGCCAAGATTGACTATAAAGCAAGACAGCCAAAAGTTCAGACAGCAGAATCATTCAGATCATCATTTGCAAACAAAGTAGTTAAGAAAGGTTAAACATGGCGGCATTAGGTGAATTAGTTGTAAGTTTAAGTGCCAATACTGCCAAGTTTAACGATGGGTTAAGCAAAGCCGCGTATCAGTCACAAAAAGCGTTTGAGAGCATGACAGCAAACGCTAAGATGTATGGCAAGGCTTTAGGAATTACAGCCGTTGCAGGTGCTACTGCGTTCGTTTATGCCATGCAAAGGTCAATAGAAGTATTGGCACAATTAGATGATATGGCGCAAAAGACAGGCTCAAGTGTTGAGAATCTGTCAAGGCTGCAACAGGTAGCGACACAATACGGACAAGACTTTGGCGCGGTAGATTCTGCACTGGTTAAACTTGCAAAGAGCTTAGCAGAAGTTGATGACGAATCAAGCTCTGCTTCAAAGTCATTACGTGCTTTAGGCATATCGCAAGAGTTTGTAAAAAGTAATGACACATCTGCTGTATTTGTTGAAATAGCAAAGCGTCTTCAAACCTATCAGGATGGCAACGGCAAAGTATTAATTGGCAATAACCTGATGGGGAAGTCATTCGCTGACTTGTTGCCTTACATCAATGATGTTGCTGAAAACATTGATCGCTTTACTGGCGTTACTGCTCAAGCTGCGGCACAGGCGGCAAAGTTTCAGGATGACATTGGCGGCTTGAAATTGCAGTTTGACAATCTGGTAATGGCGGTTACATCTGACGCTTTGCCAGCATTAAATGAACTTACAAATAATTTTATTGAGAATCAGAAAAAGGCTGGCACGTTTCTAGCGACTTTAGCCTCTATCGGCAACATTCTTAAAATTGCTACGGTAGGCACTGACATTGAGCAAGCCGAGAAAAGACAGCTTGAATTGTTAGAGCGTTTAACGGTAGCAGAAAAGCGCTACAACGAAACCTCAAGCGAAGGCAATAAAAAAGCCAATGAGAATGCGCGTAGAAACTTAATCAATATGCGTAAAGAGCTTGGCGAAGTTACCAAGTTTCTAGAAGAAAAACAATCAAAAGCCCCTAGCGTAGAAAAAGCAGTATTAAGCGCACCAAAAGACACAACTGAAAAAACATTTAAATCTGTTGTTGATTCTAAAAAGAAACAAGTTGACGACATCAACAAAGAAGAAATCAGGCGTTTAAATATTGCCATCTGGGTAAATGAACAGATCGCAATGCTTGAGAAAACAAAGAACGATGAAATAGCAGAAATGACAGCTAAACGCATGGATATTGAACAGCGTAGAGCTAATGAAAACTTTGAAGAAGCACAGCGCATTTATAACGAAAAATTAGATGCAGAACAGAAGTTAGTAGAGCAAAGCAAAATCGGATTTGAAGATTTAAAGAATGCCATTGATGGATTTGCTCAAGATGGCGCTAATGCGATGGCTGACTTTATCTTTGGCACTCAAGGCTCATTCAGTGACATGGTTAATTCTATGTTGAAAGACCTTGCGCGATTAGCTTTACAGCGTTCTATATTTGACCCATTGGTAAAAGGCATTACAGGCTCACTTGGCACAGAAGGCTTTGGTGGCTTCTTGTCATCAATGTTTGGCGGTGGTCGCGCACAAGGCGGCAACGTACAAGGTGGTAAAAGCTATCTAGTCGGTGAGTATGGGCCAGAAGTCGTCACGATGGGCGGCAATGGCACTGTTACTCCCAACATGGGAGGCAATGTATCTGTGAGTGTCAATGTAGATGCTAATGGTGGCAGTGTTGAATCTAACGAAACATTCGGTAAACAATTGGGCAATGCCATTAAAGCTACGGTGCAATCAGAGCTGCTTAAACAGAAACGTCAAGGGGGCTTGTTAGCATAATGTCAGACTTCAATTACCAGCCGTTATTCGGTGCAAGCCGTTCTATCACGCCTCGCGTACTGTCATCTAAATTTGGCGATGGCTATGAACAGCGCGTAGCAGATGGCATCAATACACAGTCACAAATGTGGAGTTTAATCTTTACTGACAGCACTGCAATTATTGATGCGATTGATACATTTTTAATCGGCAAAGGTGGCGTGACTAAGTTCACATGGACACCTCAAGGCGGTAGCGAAATTTCAGTAGTATGCCGCGAGTGGAATAAGTCTGTTGAATCGCCTGATGTTTCATCATTGCAATGTAGCTTTGAACAGGTGTACGGATGATTCAGTCAGACATTCAAAGCCTTGCGCTATCTAATCTCGTAGAGTTTTTCGAGATTGACTTAAATCCGATTGGCGTTGCAGAACAATACTACTTTCACAATGGCGTAAACGGTCTAGGTTCAGATGTTATCTTTGATGGCATCACTTACACACGCTTTCCTATTGAGGCGGATGGCTTTGAAAAGAGTGGTGCTGGTACGCAGCCTAGACCTACTGTCAGAGTAGCCAACATTACAGGTTTAATCGGTGCGTTGTCGCGAGATAATCAAGACTTGGTAGGCGTGAAGTTTATCCGTAGGCGCACATTCCTGAAATACATTGATGCTGTCAACTTTACCGGTGGCGTTAATCCACTGGCAGACCCTAACGCACAGTTGCCGATAGAGGTTTGGTATTTTGATCGCAAGGTCAGCGAAAACAATATATTCATCGAATGGGAACTATCTAGCGCAAGCGATATGACAGGTGTATTCCTGCCTCGCAGACAGTTTATTGCAAATGTGTGTACAGTTGCATATCGCTCACCAGAATGCGGCTATGCTGGCGGTGCGGTGGCTACAAGGCTCAATGTTACGACTACTGTACTAGCTGATGACGATTGCAGTAAATCGCTCACAGGCTGCCGTTTACGCTTTGGTGCTAATGGAGAGTTGCCGATAGCTGCATTCCCAAGTTGTGGACGGTTGCGATGATAGACCACTTGAAAGCTGAAATACTAGCACACGCTAAAACATCACCGAGCCGCGAAATTTGCGGCTTAGTCGTTTTAAAGAAGCGCAAAAAGTTATATGTGCCATGCCGCAATATCTCTATCACTAATAGCGAGTTCGAGATACACCCAGAGGACTACGCAAGCGCGGAAGAATCAGGCGAGATTATCGCAGTTGTACATTCTCATCCAATAACTAACCCTAACCCATCTCAAGCCGATTTAGTGGGCATAGAGCATACAAATTTACCGTGGGTTATCGTCAACCCTAACACTGAACAATTTACGCTTACAGAGCCTTCTGGCTACGTTCAGCCCTATGTTGGGCGTGAGTTTGTGCATGGCGTAAATGATTGTTATTCGATATGGCGTGACTTCTACAAGCATGAGCTGAATATCGAGATGGCGAACTACTATCGTCAAGATAAGTGGTGGCTAAAAGGTGATGACCTGTACACCGATAACTATACGCAAGCAGGAATGGTGCAGATTGATTTTAAAGACTTGGAATATGGCGACATTCTCTTAATGAAGGTGGCTAGTCCAGTGCTGAATCATTGTGCTGTCTATCTGGGTAATAACATCATTCTGCATCACGTCATGGGTCGCTTGAGTTGCAAAGATGTACTCGGCGGCTATTGGGTAAAGATTACTGACAAATGCTTACGACACAAAAGCAGATTTAAGGATAAACAATGTTAGTTGTCTATTTATACGGTCATCTAGCTAAAGCCTATGGCAAGCGTCATGAATTAGCGGTGAAGTCACCAGCAGAAGCGATACGTGCTTTCAGTGCCAATTACAAAGACTTTAAGCAGCGCGTCATTGATGGTGGCGGTTATCGCATACTTGCTGGCAAAGAGGATAGAGCAGACGATATTCATTTGCCTACTTCAAAGAGCATCAAGATTATTCCAGTGGTTCAAGGTTCTGGCGGTCTGGGTAAGATTGTATTAGGTGCGGCATTAATCGCGGCTTCATTCTATCTGCCTGGTGCTGGATTCTTTAGCGGTGCATTTTCTTCATTCTCTATTGCGGCAACTGCCTCAAGCGTTGGCTTTAGCTTATTGCTAGGTGGCGTATCTCAATTGTTATTTAGTCCTCCTAAAGTAGAAAGTGGGGAGGGTGAAAGACCAGAAAACAGACCATCCTACAACTTCAATGGTGCTGTAAATACGTCAGGGCAGGGTAACGCTATTGCATTAGCTTATGGTGGCCCATTGCGTGTTGGTTCTCAATTAATCAGTGCTGGCACAGAAACGGCAAACCTATGAGTAAACGTATCATTGGCTCTGGTGGCGGCGGCAAAGATTCAGGCGGCGGCGGTCGTGCGCCTGTTGAAGCACCAGACACCTTACGATCAATCCAGTACGCTAAAGGCTTAGACGCTGTCAGTGAAGGCGAGATCGAAGGCTTGGTTGATGGCTTCAAGTCTGTATTTCTGGATGATACGCCATTACAAAATCCTGATGGCACGTTTAACTTTAGTAACGTCATCATTCAGCAGAAAACTGGTACACAGTCACAGTCTTACATGGCTGGATTCGATGGTGCTGAATCAGAAAATGGCGTAGGTACGGAGGTTACACAATCGGCATCAGTCACACGTACTATCACCAACACAGACGCTACTGCGGTGCGCGTAACGCTTGGCTTTCCATCATTGAACGTGCGCGATATAACCACAGGTGATTTGAACGGTACAAGTGTTGAAATAGCGATTGATGTGCAGAATAACGGTGGCGGCTTTGTGCCACAGATACTTAGAAATATTTATTCAAGTTCTGTATTTTCTGTTGCAAGCGGTGTTTATACCAATACGGTTGATTCTGCAAAGTTTAATTTTTCAGTTCAATGGCTTGGTGATTTTGCAGATGTTAAACAAACTTGCACATTTCAATTGCAGTATAGATTAGTAGGAAGTGTCACATGGTTGACATATACAACATCTACATTTTCAGGTGTTATTGGTGTTAATAGTGGAAGTTATAATAGTCTTTCAGGATTGGTTACAGAAACAAACTCATATTTTGTGAATGCGTATGCGAACACTGGAACAAAAAGTTTTAGTGTTGAATTGGCAGAAGGTAATTATGAATTTAGAGTTAATAAAACCAATGGCACACAATCAAATCAGTTTTCTTCACTGTCAGGCATAGCTTATGGTGGCACAGTATCAATCACTTATGCCGAGGCATTCGTACCAGCTTATACCGATGTTATTAGTGGCAAGTGTACCTCACGCTATCAGCGTGCTTACAGAATTGAGCTACCAGTAGGCGGTGAATGGGATATTCGCGTAAGGCGTATCACGGCTGATTCTGCTGTCACCACATTGCAGAATAAAACATTCTGGGATAGCTACACAGAAATCGTTGATGCAAAACTAAGATACCCGAACACGGCTTATTTTGGATTTAAGATTGATTCTAAAAACTTTAGCAATATACCTGTTCGCGGCTATGAGATTTACGGTATCAAGGTTCAAATCCCTAGCAACTATAACCCGCTAAGCCGTGTTTATACTGGCACATGGGATGGCACATTTACTACAGCGTGGACAGATAACCCTGCGTGGATATTTTACGACATTGTAACCAATAGCCGCTATGGTCTTGGTGACAAGATAGATGCTACGCAAGTAGACAAATGGTCACTCTATACCATTGCACAATACTGTGATGAGTTCGTGCCAGATGGCTTCGGTGGTATTGAGCCTCGCTTTACGTGCAATATGTACATTCAGACACGCGAAGAAGCGTATCGTGTTGTTGCTAACATGGCATCAATATTCCGTGGTATAGCGTACTGGTCAGCAGGTGAAATCACTGTATCGCAAGATTCACCGAGTGATGCTGTTCAGTTATTCACACAGGCCAATATTGTAGGCGGTCAGTTTAACTATTCAGGCTCAAGCGGCAAGGTTCGCCATACAGTCGTTTTAGTCTCATGGAATGACCCACAAGATGGTTATCGTTCAAAGGTTGAATATGTAGCCGATGATGAAGCGATCACGCGTTATGGCATCGTACAGACTGAAATAGCAGCTATCGGTTGCACTTCACGCGGACAAGCTAATAGAGTTGGTAAATGGCTGATTTATTCAGAGATAAACGAAACTGAAACAGTCAGCTTTACGGCTGGACTTGATACCGTGTTTTGTGGCGTGGGTTCAGTGATTAAAACACAAGATCCTATCCGTTCAGGTAAGCGGTTCGGTGGCAGGACATTAACAGGGTCAACAACCACCAGCATCGCAATTGATAGCGCGGTAACGATTGAATCAGGCAAGACTTACGAATTAAGTGTGATTCTGCCAGATGGCACGATAGAGACTAAAGCAGTGACTAATGGCGTAGGGGCTGCATCTACTCTCACAGTTTCAAGTGCTTATTCCGCTACACCATTGGACTATGCAATCTGGGTGCTTGCGGCTAATGACTTGCTTGCTGAATCATGGCGCGTAGTTTCAATGACCGAGGTAGAAAAGTCACAGATTCAGATCACAGCACTTGCTTATGATTCACGCAAGTATGATGCAGTAGAGCAGGATTTAATCCTTGAGCCATTGCAAACAAGTTTAGTTAGTGCTGCACAGCCGCAACAGGTTGATAATTTAACTGTAACAGAAACGCTTTATTTAAGCGGTCTATCAGTGGTAGCAACTAAAGCCATTGTTAGCTGGAATAGTTCAGTAGGTGCTAACACGTACAGACTTGAATATAGGCTTGCAGATGAAAACCAAGTAATTGTAAATGGCATCAATACCAACACATACGAAATCGCACCTATTCAAGAAGGCGTATATACATTCAGCGTGTTTGCGGTTAATGCGTTAGGCAGACGTTCACAGGCATCAAATACCACAGAAACAATTTATGGTAAGACAACGCCACCTAATGATGTGACTGATTTCAATATGGTTGCATTGAGCGGCTATGCTCATCTTACATGGGCGCAATCTACTGACTTAGATGTACTGGTAGGTGGTCATCTGCGCATCAGGTTCACGCCTGAACTTGTAGCGCCTACATGGGATTCATCAATAGACATCGGCCAGCAAATACCTGGCAATGCTACTAATACTGTATTGCCACTAATGACAGGTTCATATCTTGCCAAGTGGGTAGATTCAACAGGCAATCTATCTGAATTGGCGGTAGCAGTATCAAGCAATGTTGCAAGCCTTCTTACATTAAACGTAGTTGAAACGGTCACGGAATCACCAGCATTTAACGGCACTAAAACAAACGTTGCTTTTGACGCCGAAAGAGGCGGCATTAAATTAACACCTTCAAGCCTAGTTTCAGAGTGGGCATTACTTAGCACATTAGGCAATCTATCCTCTATTGGCGGCATTGCTTCAACAGGTGAATATCTATTTGATGGTTCGGTAGATTTGGGAACGGTTCAAACCTCAAGGCTTAGTGTCAATATTGAAGTCTTATCTTTTGATGCTAACGATCTGATTAGTTTTAGAGGCTTGATTAGCACATGGGGATTAGTAAGCGGTGGCAATCTTTCAGATGTAGGGGTGACCGTGTATATCCGCACTACCAATGATAACCCTTTAGGCTCACCAGTATGGTCAGAGTGGCAACAGTTCTTTGTAGGTGATTGGACAGCCAGAGCTTATCAGTTCAAGGTGGTTTTATTCTCTGGCGATATTAACCATAACGTGATTGTTAAAACATTAAGCGTAACGGTGGATATGCCAGATCGTGATGACTTTGGTGAAGATATTGCAAGCGGCACATCACCTTATGCAGTTACCTATACAACACCATTTATCGCAGCACCATCACTCGCTATCACGGCGCAGAACATGGCAACAGGCGACTACTACGAAATCACAAGCAAAACCGTTACAGGCTTCACTATTGTATTTAAAAACAGTGGTGGCACTAACGTTTCTCGCACATTCGATTATCACGCGAAAGGGTACTAAATGTCACAATCTGACTACACGATAGCAGACCAAGATGGCGCAAGTTTTTTAGTTGATATTAACGCGCAACTTGCAGCTCTTGTTTCAAACAATTCAGGCGCAACCGAGCCAAGTACAACTTATGCTTATCAATGGTGGGCTGATACTTCTGCTGGACTATTGAAACAGCGTAATGCAGCCAATAACGCATGGATAACAATAGGATCTTTAGGCTCTGCAAACTTAGGTTTACTTGCGCTTTCTGGCGGCACACTTACTGGCGCTATTAACGAAGCGCAAGGCGCCGATATTGCCAGTGCTGGCACAGTAAACCTAACGACTGCTACAGGAAACTATGTACACATCACAGGTACAACAACAATCACAGCGATTACACTTGCTCAAGGTGCAGAGCGTACAGTCGTATTTGATGGCGCGTTGACGCTGACCAATGGTGCAAGTCTTTTGCTTCCTACTGCTGCAAATATCACCACAGCAGCAGGTGATACAGCAGTATTTAGAGGGGAATCTGCTGGAGTTGTAAGATGTATTGCTTATGTTAAAAAAGATGGTACGCCTTTAGCTGGTGGTTCTGCAACAGACAAAATTCAACCAATAACAGCAAGTGTAGGTTCAAATGCACTAACAATTACTTTAAACCCTACTACTCTTGATTTTCGAGATGCCACATTAGGCAGCGGTACAGTCAACACTAGAACAGTATCTGCCGCTATTTCAGTCGTTGTGTCTAGTGGTTCTACTTTAGGTACTACTAACGCAACTTTAAACAGACTTGCCGTATTAGCTATTGATAATTCAGGTACGGTAGAACTGGCAGTAGTCAACGTTGCTGGCACTACAAATCTTGATGAAACCGGTGTTATTAGCACAACGGCAGAAGGCGGTGCTGGTGCTGCCGATAGTGCTTCTGTTGCATACTCAACTACTGCAAGAACTAACGTACCTTATCGCATAGTTGGTTTTGTTGAATCTACACAAGCAACTGCTGGCACTTGGGCAACCGCACCAAGCAAAATTCAAGGAAGTGGCGGCATTGTATTATCTTATTTAACAAGTTTTGGTTATGCACAAACTTATCAGAACGTAACTGCAAGCAGGGCGTTAAGCACAACTTATACGAACTCAACATCAAAGCCAATTTTAGTTTCCATAACAGCTACAAATGCTGGTGCTGGCTATGGAAAAATACAAGCAAGCATTAATGGTGGAACCGCATTTGATGTAGGCTTTCATTACAATGGTGGCGGTACTACTGGCGGTTTAGCAGTTTTTATTGTTCAACCTTATCAAACTTACGCAGTAACATTTACATACACGGCAGGTAGTGGTGCTGTAATTTCACAATGGAATGAATTGAGGTAAGCAATGAAATACTACAAAGACGAAAATAATCAAGTTTATGCGTTTGAATCTGATGGTTCACAAGATGATTTTATTAAAGATAATTTAATTGCTATTACATTAAATGAAGCAGATGAACTACGAAAACCACCCTCTCAAACATTAGAAGAACTAGCAGAAAATGTGCGATTAGCACTTCAATCTGCTATTGATGAAAAGGCAAAATCATTCGGTTTTAGCGGTGGAAACGCTTTGATGCTTTACGCAGGATTTATTAATCCGTTTCAGCCATTAGCACAAATATTCGCAACATGGGAAGCATCCGTATGGGTAGAAGCTGACGCTTACAAGGCTGATGTCATTGCAGGACTTAAGCCTATGCTTTCACCTGGTGAAGCGGTAGCACTTATGCCGGTATATCCATCATGATATTTCTCTACATTCTATTAGCAGACCTTTATCTGTTTTTTATTATGTACGTGGCAAGTATGGCAATTATTCGCGCTCATGCCGAGAAGAAACTGAATGGATTGCTATGGGTTCTTTGCTTGCCATTCGTGGCAATTAGCATTTTGCTTGACTTCATCAATAATCTAATCGTATTCACCTTGCTATTTGCAGAACTACCGCGAGAATGGCTCGTGACTGAACGGCTCAAGCGTCATGTGAAACAGCATACGATTAGAGGCAAGGTAGCGCGGTATATTGGTAATGTAATCCTTGACCCATTCGACCACACGGGAGCGCATCTTGATTAACCTATTCTTTCTCATTGGTGTATTTGCTACCTTCACGCTGGCAGCATTAAGCCTGTTCATCATTATCAGCATATTCAAAGCCAAGCGTTTACCGATGGACACTAGCAATCGTATTAACCATTTGCGCTTGGTATGGTTCGCAACTACTAGACCAGAGCTATTCGTGAACAGTTTTGAATGGCTCAAGCATGACGAGCTAGACAATCTTAAATAAGCGCATGACCGCGCACAACATAGCCGCTTAATTGCGGTTTTTTTACGTCTATAACACCATAAAAAAGGGGCAAACGTGGAAGCATTACTCGCTATAAAAGGCTGGATAGGGGCAGCAATACCAGCAGCAATAGGCTCTCTTCTTTCGCTGTATGTAAGTAAGGATAAAACAGCAAATATGAAACGATGGGAACTATTCTTAGTGTTCTGCTTCGGCATTGCGCTTGCTCACTATTTAGGCGGTGCAGCTATCGAATACAGCGCGATTAATCCGCATAGCCTCACATCTGACGCTATCAAGCTGACTATCGGCTTATTAGGCATGGCGACTATTACTAACATTTTTGCTCAATTACCTTTAGCCATTGAGGGTTTACGCAAGAAATGGACAGGTAACTAAAATGCTCTATCTGGCACTATTTGGCGCGTGTATCGCGGTAGAACTAAGCCCTAAGATACACACAGACAACATACTTAAAAAGATTGCTATCGGCTTCATAGCAGTAGGCGCACTGGTCGAATATGTAGGGCGCGAATCTATCTTTATCGAGGTCGGCATATTGGTCTACTTAGTAGCTAATCTTTGCACAGCTTACTGTTCAAAACCAAAACGCAGGAGTGTGGATAGATGAAGCTATCAGAACATTTCACACTAGCAGAACTTACACAATCATCTACTGCATTGCGTACAGGAATAAAGAACATTCCAAGCCCTCAAGCAATTGCTAATCTTAAAGTGTTGGCAGAAGGACTAGAGCAGGTCAGAAGCCTGTTAAACGCGCCTATATTCATCACAAGTGGATATCGTTCACCAACACTTAATCGGTTTATTGGCGGCTCACAGTCTAGCGCACATTGTTTAGGCTTTGCGGCTGATTTCAAATGCCCACAGTTTGGCGCACCAGTTGACATAGTAGCGGCAATCAAGGCAAGCCGCATTAAATACGATCAATGTATCAATGAAGGATTTTGGGTACACCTCTCATTCGCACCAGAGTTAAGACAGCAGACACTTTCCGCATTGTTTGATAACAAGGGCAAGGCTAGTTATAGGCCTTTCGTGTAACTCATGACAAAAATACTTGTATTGCCAGATGTACAAGCAAAGCCAGGTAATGACTTCTCTTTTCTAACTTCAATCGGTAATTACATATTAGCCAAAAAGCCAGACGTGATTGTGTGCGGGGGTGACTTTGCCGATATGGAGAGTTTGAGCACTTATGACAGAGGCTTAAAGTCTTTCGAGGGGCGTAGCTATCAAAAGGACATTTGGGCAGCGCGTGAGGCTATGGATGCGCTATTAACGCCTATATTTAAATACAACGAACGGCAAAAGAAGTTTAAAGAAAAGCAATATAAACCTCGCATGGTTTTAACGCTAGGCAATCACGAAAACAGAATTAATCGAGCTATCAATGAGGATAGAAAGCTAGATGGCCTTATCAGCGTTGATGATCTACCCTATCAGGACTGGCACGTTGTACCGTTCCTAGAGGTAATTTGTATTGAAGGCATAGCCTTTAGTCATTACTTCACATCAGGGGTGCTTGGCAGACCTATAACAACAGCGCAAGCAATCCTAAGTAAAAAGCACATGAGCGCCTTTGCTTTTCATCAACAGGGCAGAAACATTGCCTATGGTCGCAGGGCAGATGGTAAAGAAATGACTGCGATTATCTGCGGCAGTTGCTACCTTCATGATGAAGATTATCTCGGCAATCAGGGCAACCAGCACTTTAGAGGATTGTACGTTCTGCACAACGTCAATGATGGTTCATTTGATGAAATGGCTGTGCCTTTATCTTACCTAGTGGAGAACTACTAATGAACAAAGCTGAAACCATGCTTGAAGCTCTCGTAAATCAAAGACTGCTAGGTGTAGAGATATACGGTGATGAAGGATATGTGCGCCTTAATTTCGATTGCGGCTTCATTGAAATTGATGGTGATGATATGGAATTGTATGTTGAACTAGACGAGGTTAATTGATGCTATTCCTACTCAAAGCGTGGAGTGTGCTGTGTAACGTTACGGGTTACATCATAGACTTAGCTGTGCGCTATCCGTTGCAAATCATCATCGTTTTATTATGCCTATATAGTTTCTGGCAGAAATTACAGATAGATGATATTTCTAGTGAGTACACAGAGTACAAGCGCAATATTCAGTATCAAGTTGATATGCAGAAAGCTAAGAACGAGATATTACGCAAGCAGTCAAAAACAGCATTGAATGATGTGATAGCAGTTCACAAGGATTACTTGACGACTGAAAAGCTAGACCGCAAACGTGTAGAGGATAAACTGAAAGGTTCAATCAATGAAATTAGCAATGAGCTTAATATTTACCGTGATGCTGTCAAGCTGCGCAACTCCACAACCAATAGCATTGACGTGTCCAAAGTGGCAGAGCATACCAGCGGAACTGCCGACACCAAGTCAAACTGTAACGAGACCCTTGCGACAGTTGTAGATGCTTGCAAAGTGACTGATTATGATTACGAGGCACTGTATAACTTGTATAATAAGCAATGTCATATTTATGGCTGTGAGTGAGATTTGCGGGAACTTTGCGGGAACTTTCTTTATATGTAGCCTGTAACCCGCATGAAATAAGGCTTTGCCCCCGTAGCTCAGTGGATAGAGCATCTACACACACTATTCAATATATACGCGCTATACAGCCTGATTCAGTTCCCGCAAAAACTAAAAATGAGGCTAATAGGGGCGCGGGGTTATTGTGATTTGCGGGAACTTTTAAGCTACTTTGTAGGGTCAACAAAATGACCAATACGCGCACGAACATAACGCTCTGTCATCGTAACGCTTGAGTGACCTAGCAACTGTTGCGCCTTTCTCATATCCTGACTTTCAATAGCTTTGTCAGTGCCACCTTTAGCGCGTAAATCTCTTAATTGATACGCTTCAATATCTGCTTTCATTTGCGGATTCTGTTCGGCTGCTGTCTTTCGTGCTGTGTTGAACCGTTCCCATATAGCGCGTTGTGAGAGCGGCTTTCCGTGTTCATCTACTATCAATGCTAGACTGCGAACTTTAAACGCTTCCTTGCGCTTTAAAATGCGGTCTATGACCTGTTTAAGCTCACCTTTAACCGCTATCTTAATCTTTGCATCAGTCTTATTCTGCGTAACGGCTAGTAATTCATTCTGTATATCAGTTTCATACATCTTGATAACGTCTGCTGGTCTTTGTGCTGTCAGATAGGCAAGGTCTAGCGCGTCTTTAGTTGGCTGATCTGCATACTCATAAACAACGTTATATATTTTATCTTCAATATATATTGTGCGCTTTTTCTCTTTAAATCCGCTTACCCCCTGGCAAGGGTTTTCGTTATTGGTATATCCCCACTCACGCGCATGATTCCATATCAGGCTGATTACTGACCTTTCACGATTGGCGCGTGTTGTTGCTTCTTTGCCACGCATATCTAAATACTGTCTAACGTGCTTTGCTTGAATTGCATTGATCGGCGCAGGCGGGTTATCAAAGTATTTAAGTATTTGATTGATTGCCTTGTTATAGTCTTTCTGCGTTCCTACTGGCTTTTTATGCAGTTCTTCTTCTCGGTAACGCTTAATTGCCATGCCGAAGGTGATTGTTGCATTTGCAGGGATAAGTTTAGATTGTAGCTCTGACCATTTTTGAACGGCTAGAACGTAATCTTTACCGAGTTGGATTTCTTTACGTGGCTTACCACCTATATCATAGCTGTAGTAAGTATGACCTTTTTTGACGCGCCTACGCATATTAGGCGGTAGATTTAAATTGACTGTTGGCGTTCTACCCATGGTCATAGTTTACGCTACTTTCATATTGGATTGCCAGTGTGTTGGTTCTTCCTGCTTTGTACCTAGTAAATAGGCTCTTATAACGATAGGCTCACCTCTCGCATTGACGCGATAAGGTATATACATTCTATCAAGTTGGGCGCATTGTTTCGCGTGGCCTCGCTTGATGCCTGTAAGTTGTGCTATTTCGTCAGGAGTGAGAAACATTTTTATTTATTTAGCTTGCAGTGATTCGGCTGGTGTTGCGGATAATGCTTCGCAAGCTAACTTTCCGATACTATCTTCTAAATCAGTATCAGGACCTTCACACCACACCCTTATCGCTGACAAAGCCTCGCGCAAATCATTGTTATTGGCTTGGAGTTCTAGTATTCTCTGCTCAAGTTCTTCTGCAATACCGGCCTTTAAATAATCTACAAGCTGGTCATGCCTTACTTTTTCACCTTTCAACTCCGCAACCTCGCCCTCTAACTCTGCTATCCGTTTATTGGCTTCTGCGGTGGCTGATTGCCAACCAGAATACGCATAAGCGATTGGTGATAATTCATACTCGCCGTTTTCATTCTTCTTAATGTTTCGTGAGTTGTTCTTGCAAATAACTCTTTCAAACTTAACTCTGCTTTGTTCGCTCATGTGTTACTCCTTAACTACTCTATCAACAATTTTTTCATAGTCATAAATCACTGCTACGCCATTAGATAATTGTGGGCGCATTGCAGCTGCCATTTCATGACATACATCTAATAACGTTTGTCGGTTATATAGTGGCTCTCGGTCTGAAATACTTATCCCATGAGCTTCACATTCAAGTTTTGTTAATGCTTGTCCATGTTTAAAATATGCTATCGCCTTTGTCATCTTCATTACTCCGTATCTGTTGGTGCGGCTGGTAGTGGTTGCCAATGGGTAGGCTTATCATCAGTTGTAATCCAGCAGTCTTGCTCATCAAGCCACGCAACACTGTGATAATCACTACCATCACCGTAACAATGGCATTCTCTTACGCCTTTTGGATTAAAGTCCTCGTCAATCCATTCTGCATTAAATCCTAGTAATGGCTCACCGATAGGCGGTTGGTTAGCTACACTTACCCATCCTTCACGCTGAACTGTGGGGGCGTTGGTGATAGCGTTTACAACATCATGCGTAAACATAGTCATTACATTGCTATCAAGTTCTATAGGGAACGATAATGTTTTAAGTGCCTTCAACAAAGCATCTGCGTCTATCAATCTAGTCATTGGTTTATGTTTAACTAAATCACGGTAAGACGTTCCATCTTTGTGAGTTGCATTATTCCAAAGTGTCAAATGACCATTTGCTGCAAGTCCATTCATTGCTACCATTGCAGCATCTAAAGATTCAGCAGTTCTAATTATTTGCACTACATCGACCATTTTTAATTGTTTAAAAATATTTTCATCACTCATGATTAACCTTTCGTGTTTAGCTGCTTGAGTTTGGCTTCGATGGCCAGCCAGTAATCTTTTTTAGAGCGCTGCTCTGAATCTGGGTGCAATTCATCCCATAACTTAAATGCTTCTTGCTCATTTAAACCTATCCACTCACGAGGCTGCGGTGATGTGAAAAGAGGTATGTTATATGTATCAAACAATCCATCAGCAAATCCTATTGAGCATTTCTTAGATAGCGCATTACACGTTCTATTGGTTTCATCCATCCATGCCACTGGCTCACACTTCTCAATAGGCTGCGGTGATGTGTAAAGGTCTGCACGTTTTGGCATATATTCGAGTGCATCTTGCAACTCATCCCACATATCAATAGGAACTGCTATGTGTAGAAAATCATCAATTTCAACCTCTTGCATGCTCTCTATAATTTCATCTAGCTTGCCAATAACATTTACTACAGCAAATCCTAATCTATCTCGTTCACGTATGGCTTCTGCCACTGGCTCAAACTTATCTATCTCGGATATTACATCTCTAAGTTTACGTTTAACTTTTTCACTAGGTAAACCATGAGCAGTTTGCGAATTGGTAAGCTTTGCTTCAAAACATTGAATTAATTCAATCGCGGCTATTAATGCTTCCTGTACGGTTACGTTAGTCATGGGTTAATCCTTTCTTGTGTATCGTTATGCTTCTACTTTCATTGTTGCCATCAATAACGACTTCTCGACTTGCGTCACATCCTTGCAGTTCTGCTTGATATTCAACAAGTCCAACCAGCATCCCGCAAGCAAGCGCTAACGCCTTTTGTGGGTTTATGCTTACAAGTTCAGCAAACGCATTTTGAGTTCTTTCTTCAAGTTCGTAATCTGTACTCTTACTCATTCCTATTTCCTATCTTTAAAAACCATCTGGTTAATCAGGTTTAATTGGCTCATGCTGCGTTACTACGGATTCAATAGTCGCTAATTTCTTCAATCACATCATCACCGATAGGTTCTTTTTGCTTATGTATTACCCATAAGCCTTTAGTTGAATGAGTGTGTAAATATCCAAGTTCGCAACTATCTGTCATGCACGTTGCAGGGGATAAGTCACCAACTTTGCAAGCACATACTCCAGCTTGATATAAACCACCATATCCTTGCTCTTTTAAAGAATCGCTAATTAATTGAATAATGTTCATAACGCTATTTCCTTTCGGCACGATGCCACTTTAATTAACAAAACTTATTAACATAAATAGGGTTTGATTCTTTACGTGAATCACTCGGTATCATCAGCAATGGAAAAGCGAGGAGAGTATTGCCTGATACTGCGGAAGTTATGCCACTATCCGCTGGGCGACACATCATCAAAATGGGATATCGTCTTCAAAGTCATCAAATCCAGTGCCAGGAGCGCTAGACTTTTGTTCATTAGGTTTATGGTCTTGGCTTTGCGTTCCTACGGAATCACCTTCTTTACTTCCTAGCATTTGCATCTGGTCGGCAATGATCTCAGTGGTATATTTATCGTTACCATCTTTATCCTGCCATTTGCGCGTTTGTAATCTGCCCTCTACATAAACAGGGCGGCCTTTTTTTAGGTACTCGCCAGCGATTTCTGCCAGCTTGCGATACATGACAATATTGTGCCATTCTGTGCGTTCCTGCTTCGCGCCAGCCTTGTCTTTCCATGTGTCGGTAGTAGCTATACTAAAATTACAAACAGCCTCACCATTAGGCATAAAACGCACTTCTGGGTCACGGCCTAAATTTCCAACTAGAATTACTTTGTTTACGCTTGCCATTTGTAACCTTTCTAATGATTATGATCTTGAGCAATACGCTCTAATACTTCGTTAAAATAATTCTGTGCAGCTTCGACCTTGATAATGATTTGCTCTTCAAGCTTTAAGTCGCGTTCGTATGGTGTGATCGTTACTCTTAGAGATTCGTCTATATTGTCTACATAGTGCAAATCCTCTTGATCGTATCTAAGCAACTCTTCTGGCGTATTAACCATGCAATACGCATTTTCAAAGTAATCACAATTCCACAGCATCATATATGCGCGGCCTTGCCATTCGTACTGCTTATCTATGCCATCTTCACTAAGTACCGGAAAGGTTGCCAGCGACCATGACGACTTAATATCAATAATCTTTTTGCCGGTATAAATGTCACATTCCCCTGTAATCCAGTCGTTTGTTTTACGCTCTTCGTTTTTCTTATAATCAGTAAAGAAAACTCGGTTATATAAAGCAATGGCGGCATCTTCAACAATGATTCCCTTATCCATATACTTGCTTGATATATCCTCTTCAAAGTTATATACAAACTCTCTGGCAAGCTTTTTAATGTATGTCTTAGCGCCCACAGATAAAACCTCAGTCTTAGCTTTAGGCTCAGTCATAATTAAACCAAGCTGTGAAGCTCTAATCTTCAACATTTACAACCTCTAATTTCTCGTCTAAAGTTTTCAGTTGTTCATCATTGAGAATGAATTGATCGTGTAACTTTTCAACCGTGTAATTGCCATCTTGAATTGATGCAATAGCTTTCTTTAAACGTTCGTCTGTAATCGTTTGTTTCTTAGGCTTTGCAACCTCTGGCCTAATCCGCAAGCACTCAACAAGTTCGCCACCGAATTTAGTGGTGCTGGCGTGTAAAGTAATTTGTTTACCGACCCAATCTTCAATGTATGGCCCATATAAGCGATGGATTGATTTAGAGTTGGTTGCGTTAATAATAAAAGGCTTGTTATTCACTAATTGAACAACGGTACATTCTTCTTTCTTACCACCTGCCATAGTGACAACTTCACGCGCTACGCTCTTAATCGTTACGGTTAAATCTTCGCCATTAGGCAAGGCATACGCTCCAATATAATCAGGATTTACTAAAGCCTTCCAGTGTGTTTTCTTTTCACTCATTTTTCATACTCCATGTACTCAAAATAGCCTGTTTCCTAGTCATGCCTAAATTCCTGTAATCGCAGTACATATTGCAAAGTACAAACAGGTAAACAGTCAGTAATAAAATAAATATTCCGAATATGAAGCCATATGAAAAATCGCTCATTATTCACCTCTCGCTTTCAGCATTGCATCTGCCATTTTGTAAGCAAAATTAGAAACAACATTGAAATTGTCGTCTCTATGAGGGGTTCCCCAATCTATAATTGCGGATTGCATTGCCTTTGCCGCAAAGTAATCACGTAAAGTCATTCCTGTAAAATCATCATCCCAAGTCGTCATATCCCCAGCTTGGTTAAATGCAGTTCTAGGAAATGCTGGTGTGTTTTTCATAGCAATAATCCCAGCACTACAGCCAGCCAAAATGCAATAAAAGCTGCACCGTGTACTATTTTGGCTTCGAGGCTCATTGGTTCTTCAATGCGTAGGTTTTTGAAGTCTTTCATTAAAAAACTCCCACAAATTTACCAAAACACTTATAAGAGCAAAGCGTATAGTTACCATGGCAATATTCTTTATTTAAATCTTTTTCCGCTATTTCTTTTCCGCATTGAGAACATTCGCAATAACCACTAAATTCCGTATATATCCCGTGTCCTTTAGATGGAAACTGATTTGCAGTAACATCAACTATCAATCCATTACTATCCTTAGCCCACCAATGAGGCTCATCTTTATTCCAAATAGGGCAGAAATAATGACCTCTTACTAAGGTTAAATTTGTATTTTCTGCTACAAGTTTTTCGCTCATTTCTTTACATTTACCGCGATATTTTTTGTAGTCATTATTTAACTGATCTAAAATTTCACTCACAGCGTCACCTCATACACTTTCTCGTTAAGTTCAGTACATGGCATAGTTGCTGTGCTATTACCCATATTCACGTTACACCAGCCACTCTTGTTTTCATCTAGCTTTGCCATGATTGCCAGTAGAGCAACAGATATAGCTAGTGCGTAGGCAAATGTTTTAATGTGGTACATCATTTCAGCACCTCGGCAGATTTAAGCTTTCCTGTTTCACCACAAAAAGTTAGTTTTAATTGGTTATCCCAATGGTCAACAATTTGAAAGTCTTCACAACATTTACCATTTCCTGTTCCGTAATCATCACAACCTAAATACTTAACTACATCAGGTTTAGGCTCTGGCTTAATGCGCCATTCAAAATCAGAATTAGTTATTGGTGTGTATGGTAGAAACTGAGCAAGATGCCACTCATCATCACCTTTTAATTTCCACTCAACTTCTTTTCCTTCTGCAATCGCTATTAATACTTCTGCGTGTTTATGTTTCATGATCTATTCCTCATTCTCGAATAGGGAACGCTCACAGAATCGTGTGCAGTACTTATTTGGGTCATGGTCTACAACATCACTACAATACAAATTGATATTGCGCTCCATAACATCAGTAATATTTGCCATCTTTTCTGCGCGGCTGATTCTGCTGTATAAGATGCTTTCAATGTCAGTCAGCATATCCAAGCGATAGCTGGTTAAGTTTTCATCCCAAGCCTCGCCACCATCCATGATGCAATCAGCCAGCTCTGATTTAGCGTGAGCAATATCTTCATCAGTCCAGCCAGTGTTAGCGTCTAAATGACGATCTAATTCACGCGCTCTCGCTCTATCTTCTGGATGTGTACCGTAGATGCCTGGTATGTTCATGATTAACTCCATCTGTTTAACTCGTTTGGTGAGTTGATGTGCTAATTTAGCATTTGCTAAACTTAGTGTCAAGCAATTACTAAACTATTTAGTAATTATTTAGAAGGAATTTGAAAGATCAGAAGTTGAGGGCGAAAAAAAACCAGCAATTAAGCTGGTTGTGTGATTTATATAATTTTATTTTTCTAGATTTATTTTTAGTCTATCTAGTTCTGCCTGCATATCTTTATATACGACACTTGTTCTATCTTTAGAAGTTTCTGCGCCAGTGTTGGCATTAGTAACAATATGAAATGTTCCTGTTACGGTTGTTACTTCATTTTCTTGAGAAAGGTTATATGTAATACGAGCGTCAGGTATTGATTTAAACCTTGATCCATACATTAAACTTGCCATCATGTTATCAATAGGCATTTCAAAAACTAGCATGTATTCATTGGATGACTTTAGCATTGTTCCGCTTTCTATTTTCCATTGAACAAGTTTGTCCATTACAGCTTTCTTTTCTGCCTTTATCATAACTGTTGGATTTTTTGACGTTTGAACAGCTGCTTGCGTTGCACATCCAGATAATGCCATTAATGCAATTATTAATATTTTTTTCATTATTAATCCTAGTTAAATGTTTACTTATTGAGAACTTTTTTCTTTCTTATTTAATTGTATATCAGATTTTCCTCTACTGCGTGGGTTAGCAGTTCCATCATTAGGATGCGCTCTCTCATATAATTTATTGGCTATAGATAACAATAAATCTCTGTCTTCATCCTTGCAGCCTCTGAAACACTTAAGAAGCCCAGCCTCAAGCCCCATTGCAGGATCGCCATTCATTAAATCATTAAGATGATCGACTGGCTTTTTAACTTCACCAACTGATGGAATGGGCGTATCCAGGTACCCATCACCCATATGGTATTTTTCTTCTAGTCTTTTCGCTGCTTTTTCACCAAAAGAAGCACTGCCTGAAATCAACTGAGAAAAGTAACTTTTTTCTTTTACAGGTACTCCGTGCTTATCTACCCAGTTTTTCAGGTTATAGGCTCTTTTCTTAGCAATATTTTCATTTGATTTAGTCATTTTAATAGTTTAGTGATTATTTAATTAGTATTCACTTGACTAGCGGTTTAATAAACACTAAACTCTTATTTATGAAACTAAAAGAATACATATTAAATAGTGATCGCGGAACTGCTGCAACTTTGGCAGAAAAGCTAAAAATCAGTCCTTCATATCTTTCGCAACTTGCATCAGGTAATGCGCCTATTTCTACAGAAAGAGCAGTAGAAATTGAATTGCAAACTAATGGAGCTGTAACCCGTGAAGAAATGTTCCCTGATTCATTTTTAGCTAAATGGCCTGAGTTAGCAAATAGAAATCTAGATAACAGACACATATCTGATCGCAGGGCTTCACGTAGAGCAAAAGTAATTAAGTAGTTCATAGCTGCATCTTAATTGATGCGGTTTTTTTTACAAGTTTTGGACAGTCAACCATTGTCAACCATTAGCAAAGAGAGGCACAAAATGCAAAGAGAAATGCCATTTATAAGCAGTACAAGTCAGCCTGTAATGGTTGATGCAGCTTTATTGACACATTGTAAAAACAGACTTGATGCAATTCGTTTGTGCGTACAGCTTTCAAACTTTTCAAATGAAGTTATTGCTGAACAGCTAACGATTGATAAAGGTCACTTTTCAAGAATTATGCAAGGCAAGGCGCACTTTCCTGATGCTAAGAGCATTGAATTAATGATGCTTTGTGGAAACTATGCACCGATGCAATTTGAAGCTATGAAGTGTGGATTCATTTTGCAATTAGATAGCAAAGAAGCACGCAAGGCTAAGTTGCTGGCAGAAATTGAAGCTTTGGATGTGGCAGCTTAATTTTTTTAAGCCATACATAACAGGCAAATGATCTCGATCATGAAAAATATCATCAATGAAAAACTGCGTATGTTCGGCAGACCGCATATGACCAAACAAGTGAATATAAATGGCTAATGTAATTTCAATGAAACTAGAACAGCCATTAGCGGAATATGGAAACCCTCAAAAAGAGAATGGGTACACACCAATAGCAAATGAGTTGTTAGAGCAAATTGTTAGCTTTGATTTTACTAAGAGACAACTAATCGTGATTTTAACCATTGCCAGAATGACTTATGGATATAGCAAAAAATCAGATGCTTTGTCTGGTTGGCAGATTGCTGAAATGACAAAACTTGATCGCTCTGATGTATCAAAAACATTATCAGAATTATTAAAAATGAATGTAGTAGTTAAGTATGAAACAGGTCGTGAAAGCCATGGTGTTTTAGTTCATGAAATTGCTATTAACAAACTCTATAAAACATGGTTGACCGTTGGCAATTTACCCACCGTTGGTAAAGCGCCTACCGTTGGCAATTCACCCACTGTAACCGTTGGTAATTTACCCACACAACCGTTGGTAAAACACCCCACACATAAAGCAATTAAAACAATAAAACAAAATATAGATGGATTCGATGATTTCTGGGCTGCTTATCCTAAAAAAGTAGATAAGAAAAAAGCTCTCATTGCTTGGAATAAAAACAAACCAAATATTGATGAAGTTTTAACTGCTATCGAATGGCAAGTTAAAACTAAAGGCTGGATTGAAGGCTTTATTCCTAATCCAACCACATACCTTAATGGCGAAAGATGGAAAGACGAAGCGCCAGCTACTAAGAAAAGAGGATTAGAACTATGAGCATGATTAGCCCTAGATCACTTGTTGGTGAAGTTTTAAAGCTATACGAATCAGGGATTGCAAAAGGTCATGACACTGGCTGGAAAAGCATAGATCAACACTTCACGGTTAAAGCTGGTGAATTCACTGTGCTAACTGGTATGCCTTCACATGGTAAATCAGAATGGCTGGATAACTTACTGGTAAACCTTGCCATGCAGCATAACTACCGCATTGCAATATTTTCACCTGAGAACTATCCGCTATCGCTACACATAAGCAAGATTTTAGAAAAATACAATCAGGCTAAATTCTTTGGAAATCGCAGGATGAAAGAAAACGAAATGCTTGCGGCATTGGATGAAATGTCAAAAAGCTTTTCTTTCTGCGTACCAAAGGAAACAGCCTTTACACCTACCGACATTATGAATGAATGCTTGCCATGGTTACAGCAATCAATCGTACAACCTCGCTTATTGGTGATTGACCCATGGAATGAGATGGATCACTACCGACCAGCAGGGTTAAGCGAAACAGAATATATCTCACGCACATTAACCGAGCTTAGACGTGCAGCGCGTGAATATCAAACGCACCTCGTTTTAGTTGCCCATCCTACCAAGATGCAGAAAAACAAAGATGGCGGCTATGACGTGCCGAAGCCTTACGACATTAGCGGCTCAAGCCATTGGTTCAATAAAGCAGATAACTGTATTGCTATCTGGCGTGACGTGATGAACAAGCCTGAATTAACAGAAGTGCATATTCAAAAAGTACGTTTTCAAGGCACTGGCAAGCCTGGCATGGTTGAACTGATTTATGACCGTGAAATTAACAGTTACACCGAGCCAAGACAATTCAACAACGTAGCAAGGATTAGCAAATGAAAATTGATGGCAAATACCTAGTGATGCAGACCAATGGCTGGGATTACGACATCCCACTAAAAGACCTTGCAACCGTTGAAGGCTTGGAAAAATGGCTTATGCATATGACCGAGAAAACTTGGTTTGATAACTACATGGCAACACAAATGATCGCTATTTGTGAGCGGCAATTTAACTACAAATTTAATGGAAAAACTGAATATGACCGAGCCATTAGACTTCGCGCGTGATGTGTGGAAAGAGTTTGAACTCAACAAATCTAAAGGTGCTGGTATGACTTATTTTGTTGATGGCGTAATGGTTAAAGACCATGGTGCAGCTACTAATACTGACGACTTAAAAGAAATGCCAGACAGCATTGTGTTTCATAAGAGGGGCAAGAAATGAGCCAAAAACTACTAAGCATTACCGTAAAAGGCAGCCATAAAACATGGTCATTCAATTTCTACGCTAACCAAAAATACATTGAGGAGTGGCGCAACGATGGCTTAGAAATAGACATTATTCACAACACTGTACCGCTATGGATAGCTGATGCTGGATTAGTCAGCCAATGGTGCTGGTTGCAGGATTTATTCAATTTTAAGTTTATGGACTGGTTCAGAAAATGAGCGCATGGATTATTAACAGCGAATCAGCACTGCAATCATGCCTCGGTGACTTACGCGAATCATTCCGCACAAACAAGTTTATCAAAGTCAGCGCGAAAACTGGCAAGGCTAGAAGTTTAGACCAAAACGGCATTAGTCATGTGTGGTACGAACAGTTAGCGCGTGAGATGCGAGAGGATGATGCGCTAGGTTACAAATGCTACTGCAAATTACATCATGGCGTACCGATACTACGTGCAGAGGATGAGGACTTCAAAGCCACTTATGACAGCGCACTGAAAAATCTTAGTTACGAGCAAAAATTACAAGTTATGAAATATTTGCCGGTGACTTCACTCATGACCAAAACACAGTTAAGCAAGTATCTCGATGCGGTACAGGCTGACTTTTTAAGCAGGGGCGTGAGATTGGAATATCCAGAGGGGGAAGCATGAACGGCAGATTATGGACCACGGTACAGCTCGATATGCTCCGCGCTTTCTATCCTGATAACACGATGGAAACAATCAAGGCATTAACAGGCCGCAATGAATCATCAATTTATAACAAGGTACACAGCTTAGGCTTAGAAAAAAGCGAAGCATACCTAGCCAGTCCAGCCGCTTGCAGACTTCGCAGAGGTGACGAGATCGGCAAAGAGTACAGATTTAAGTCAGGCAACGTGCCATTTAACAAAGACTTAAAGGGTTGGTCAGCAGCCGGTACAGAGGCAACAAGATTTAAGAAGGGCACTAAGCCGCCAAATCATAGGCCAGTCGGTTACATCCGATTAACCAAAGATGGCTACTACGAAATAAAAGTAGCAGAGGGTATGCAGAAATTCAAGCTATTGCATCGTGTTATCTGGGAGCGTTGCAATGGTGAAATACCAGCCGGCCAGATTTGCATTTTCTTAGATGGTAACACTAGAAATTTAGAAGTAACCAATCTGGCACTGATGACAAAAGTACAGAACATGAAGCGCAACAGTTTACACAGTTATCCAAAAGAACTAGCAGAAATAATTCAGTTACGCGGTGCATTAAATCGTCAATTAAACAAAAGGAAAAATCATGAACAGCCAACAGCTTAGAGAACACCTAGAGGCCGCATTACTAGGATTGAAAGAGGGAACTATGGATATTGATAAAGCAAAGGCCATAGGCGATATATCACAGGTGGTTATTAATCTGGCAAAGGTTGAGGTTGACTTCGTACGCGCTAACGGTGGAGGTCGCTCTACGTTTTTCGTAGATGGTAAACAAATCAGCAATACGCCTACTGGCACATTAACGAGAGATGGCAATTCAACTATTCATAGGCTAGTTGGCTAATGAAACAAACAGCCATTACTAAATCAGCTAACGGTGAATCATGCACTGTGCGTTTACCTGGCGTCTGCTGTGGCGACAATTCAACCACTGTCTATGCCCACATATCAGGCGTTAGGTTTGGACACGGCACAGGCATTAAAACTAACTTTGGCGCGTATGCCTGTTCAAGTTGTCACGATCACCTAGATGGTCGCGTAAAGAATAACTTTGAAAAAGAGTATTTAAAACTGTGCCACTTAGAGGGCGTAATCGAAACATTAATCAAATTAGAAAAAAAAGGATTAATCACACTATGAATAGGCTAGAAACTGTTAAAGCAATTTTAGAAAAATTTCAGGATATCAATACAGTTCCGGTGATTGTCGAATCGCTAGGAATGTCAAGATTTTCAGCAAGGCTTTACTCTAACGTACTTGTAGATAACGGACTGCTTGAAATGATTGATTTAGTACCTTATCAGAATGTGATTAAGCGAGTTGCCTATTACAGAACAGAACTAGAGCTTACAGAGGCTTTATTTAAAAAAGTAGATGCAGACGTGACTGCGGCTTATTACAAAAAAAGACACTTAACAGATGAAGTTATCGCAGAAAAGAAAGCTGAAAAAGAAAGAAAAATAGCAGAAAAGAAACAGAAAACAAAAATCAAAGAGCCAGAAAAAAGCGAAGAAGAAAAGACCGGTATTTACAAACTATCCAGCGCACCGAGTAAATATTTCACAGATAAGTTTGAAGCACAAAGCAGACTAGCGCGTGAAAGCTACAAGTCACCTAAAAATTATGCTGGTACATCAGCAGGGATGGTCTGGTAATTATGATAATAGGCATAGACCCTGATCTGACAAAAAGCGGCATAGCTTGCTTACATTGCGACACAAAGCGCATTGAATATTCAACATTAAACTTTGTAGATACATTGAAGTTTATCCGCATGAATCAGCCAATTATCAAGCGCGTATATGTCGAGGCTGGTTGGTTCAATAAGAAATCAAGCTATCACAGCTCGCCTAACATGAGTACAGCAGCACGTATTGGTAAGAACGTAGGCGAGAATCATGCCACAGGAAAGCTACTAGCGCAGGCTATCGAGGCTGAAAACATCAAGGTGATACTGGTACGTCCAACAAAGAAAAAACTCAATGCAGAGCAGTTTAAAGCACTAACAGGCATACAGACGCGAACTAATCAGGAACACCGCGATGCTGTCATGCTTATTTTTGGAATGGAGTAGCGATGCCATTACGTGCCAACTCCGCAGAATGTAGAACACAGTCACCACTAAACGAGGAAGAGATACACAGACGCGCAACTGTGCTTTGGCGTGAAACACAGCGTAAGGCGCTAGTTGATATTTACGAGATACAAGATAACAGCTTCAAGCAAAAGGTTATCCAGTACGCTAATAATAAATATGGGAAAGGTTAATATGGATTTTGATACTTTAGAAGTCACCAAAGAGCGTTTAGAGAACTGGAAACGTGCATTTAAAAACCATCCGCATTATCGTGTAACAGCTTCACTTGAAGGTAGATATAAATGCCCACAGTGTTGGGAAGAGAAACAAGTTAATCCTATTGTTGATACCATAGACGCACTAACAGTTGAGCGCGTAGTTATCAGGTTGCCAGATGTGAACAAGGCAATACTTAAATACAACTACTTTACGCCATTCATAGCATTGCAGGGATGGTGCAGGAAAAACAGAGTTAGGGCAGATCAGTTTGAAATTGAGTTGGCGCGTAGTGTAAAAATGGTAGATAACTTGTTACGCTGATATAAACTAAAATTATTTTACATTATTTGCAAATAAAGCTTGTATTGCTAAAACTATTTTGGTATTATAACTACATCAACAACGCAAACGGAGAAATAAAATGCAAATTTTCAAATCAAAATCAGAGGCTATTGAATATGCAGTTAAAACTTTCGGAGCGGACTATGTTGAATTTTTCATCTCAGTACCCTTTAAGATCACAGAAACAATTTCAAACAATTTCTGCATCGATAAATCATTTGTTGGAAATTACGCCTTATCAAATGAGTTTGATGAAATCTATGCCTAACCCAATTTACACACCAAAAATAAACATAGAAAAAAAGAAAAGAACAAATTGGAAAAAAGAATTAAATGAATGCAGATTAAAAACATTGCAAGAGGTGAGGGATGCGCTCATAGCTCACAAAATAGATATACCTAAAGATTGGCACATTGGTTATATGTCTGCGGTATCAGTTGTTGAAATAATGAAAAATAAATGGTGATATTATGAAAGACTTAGTATTTATATTGCTTTTGTTAGCACTCTTATTATTACAATTTGATCCAAGTAAGTTTTAACATATCAACCACGCCTATGGCAATCCAATGGATTGTTAAATGTAGCCCATAGCTACAACGCGCAACCTTGGTTGATTTTAAATGACCTAAGCAAGTCACAAAAAGGCTTTTTACATTAATAATGGGATATAAATTTTATGAATGATTTTTACGCTGGATTATTTTTAATTTTAGCTTTTGGTTATTTACTTTTAGCGTTTGGATTTATTTGCGTTATTTTTATAAATAAAGACTAATCAAAATTTAAAAAATAGGAATTTATCAATGGATATTCAACTTGCATATTTAGTTACATTAACTGATTTTAATGGGGAGAATGAATCGGCTATCTTTTCATCAGAGAAAAAAGCAGAGGAATGGATTTCCGTAAAGAATAAATACGCTTTAGTCATTCCTTACGTTATTGATATGCCAGAGTATGGGAATGTTAAAAATGCCTAAAATAAAAAAATCAGATTTAATAAATAATATTGATTTATTGCGTGAAGCTTTAGGGTTGGTTAAACATATGTTCATAGCTAATGAGTTAGATAAAAAAATGTGCAATACATACGATGTTATTTTAGAAGCACTAGAAAAAACAAAATAAATAATGACCCCATCAGAACAATGCAAACAGGCAGGGCTTAAAAGCCTTGCCGAAGTGGTAAGAATGACAGGGGTAAGTGAACAGACGCTTATAAACTGGCATAGGAATAAGCCGATGCTATTTGCGGTGGTGGTGGCAGGGTGTGTGCAGGTTAAAGGAGAACAAGATGAATGAAATAGAAAGAGCTTTGCGAAGTGCCATAAAAGCTATGGAATTAGCAAATATTAGCTGTCAGAATTTTCATCATGAAAAAAAACATCAACATTTACTTGGTGAAAAATGCATGCCAGAAGATATTTGGAAAGATGCTCTAAACTACTGCAAATCCGCCCTAGCAGAATTTGAGAGTAGAGAAATAGTGGCGTGGCAGTTTTTGCAAGATGGCGAATGGCATAACGGTAGCAATAAAAATAACCATAAACAAAATACCATTGATGGTGGCTACTTAGTTCGCTACCTTGTCGCGGTAAAATAAATTTACAACTATTTACAATATATAGTTAATTAACTATTGCATACTACAATATCTTGTGTTATTTTATGCTTTACAATCTAATCAACCGTGAAAACGTGATAATTCAGGCGCTATGCCTGAGTTGTTGACTCCGGAAAGAATAGATACCAAACAAATAACCGCCTTGCTTCTTTATCAAGGTAGTTAAACAGAGCATTACCGCTGTTAGGTCTATCTTGACTTAGCCGCCGCCCCGCTAGGTATTCCCGTACCTTTTGGGGCAGATTAAAAAGCTTACATTTAGCGATGTGGGCTTTTTTTTCGTCTAGATTCCTCGTTAGAGGTTATATGCCCAGAGAGGCATTGTGTTTTCGGTTCACATAAAAAACCGTTCACTTAACAGCCTATGCCACTTAACTGCTAGTACAGAGGAAAGCATGGGCTTTTTTATTTGCCTGATGACGCGCGTCTAAATTGGTGATGACTGCTAGGAAAGACTAGCGTTTATACGCATGGTTATTATTCTGCTGGGGGTTCTCGGTGGGGCGCAAGTAGTAACCAGCCGTATAAACAATTCAGCCTGACTGTACGCAGTTGTAAACGCTGATAGCCATTACAGCTTAGTCTAGCTAATTAAGCTAATCACAGTAAGTCTGTGCCGCTTATATGGCGAGAGGCACAATTTATTCTGAGGTAACTATGGCAGATAACACAGCAACCAATGACGTGACGGGCGACAGAATCGCTACTAAGCGCAGCACTACATACGCTGACAACTACACACAGATAGACTTTAGCGTGAAGTTAGAACAACCAGCTAACGAACTACTTAAAGACCCGGTAGATGGGTTTAATGATGAAAGCCAGCCAGTACCATAACTTATACAACACTAAGCAATGGCAAAGGCTAAGATACTATCAGCTACTCAAGCAACCATTGTGCAAGTACTGTCAGGACATTGGCGTTATCAACAAGGCAACAATAGTAGATCACATCAAGCCGCATAAAGGCGATGAAGCATTGATGTTTGATGCTAACAATCTGCAATCATTATGTAAGCAATGCCATGACAAGGTAAAGGCAACAGTAGAACGCAAAGGCTATCTGATTGGCTGTGATGTATCAGGTATGCCGAGCGATAGTAACTCACATTGGAATAAGTAAACGGAGAATGATAATGGCAAGTAACGAAGTAACCATAAATATTA